GGCGTTTGTTCACCACTCACTAGTTCAGTTCGCCCATTATCGGGCCACTGGTCAAGCTGTTTGGTTCACAGACTACCTAGTCTTAGGAGATGACGTCGACATCAGCTCTTCAGAAGCAGTAGCTACTGCCTATAAAGAGATCTGTGCCGGCTTTGGGATTATCATCGGACTTGCGAAATCTCTGCATTCTTCGCAGAATTGCTTTGAATTCGCAAACCGACGGTTCTCCCCACTTGGTGATATTAGTCCAATTTCTTTCCGGGAAGAGCTTGCATGCTCGACCTGGGCTGAAAGGATTGAATTCGCCAAAAGGATTCTCTTAAGGTTAGGAAAACCATTAAGTGCATCAACTCTTCTTAGAAGAGTGGTCACTGAGCCACAGTGGACAGTAGTGTCTCCAGAAAGCTCAGGTCGCCGACCTTCGTCGGTGCTTAGGCTTATAGAGTATTGTCTACACAATCCCTTTAATTCACTTAGTGAAATTAAAGAAACGTGTATATCTTCCATACTCAAATGGGTAACTAACGTTATCCCAGATGAGGATGTCACGCGAGTGCGTGGCATCATGGTCGATACTCTACAAACCGGACACCTCGGGTGGCGACTTCTGAGTCATCTCTCAGAGGAGATTCAGAAGGATTTCGCTAGACTGTTTGAGCGTGAGCTTCCTAAGTTACTTCTTCAGGATGCGCCCCCAGAGGAGACCGAAAGGTCCTTACTGTTTGCGCGTCTTGGAGAACGTACCTATGGTCAGAATTCTGCTTTCGCAGGCCACATCGCGGGAATGAGAAATCAATTCCCTCGATGCCCTAGTGAACTTCGCTGTCACCTTGATAAGGCTAATTCCTATTTCGACAAGATCACAAATGCTTGTCGAGAGTTGGATATAGAACCTTACATCACTGCCCCATTATCTCCGGTCGCCTGGCAATACTTCTTGTATTGTGTGAATGCACAAAACATGAGGTGGTGCAAGGGACTGTTTGATTTATGGGAGCGGTATGATGGGGTTCGACGACGGATTCCAGTAGAGCACTCTACTCTGTACTATCACCAATTCGGGGAATCTGGTGACCTCTTCTTATCGGAACTGCTAGAGATTTGGGTTGATCTTAGATCGACTCCAAAACCTTTAGTTCTTGACCTAAGTAAGAGCATCTCTTGGAACCTTGACTATAACAATAGTCGAGAGCACCTTGAAAGAGCTCAAGCAAGGGCCAAGAAACTTCCGTTTAAGAGAAAGGTACGTACAGAACATGTCTTTGGTCCAATGTTAGAACTGTCGCTAGTGATAGCGCAGTTCTGTGGGGTTTATATCCCCAATCTTCCCTTCTTCGCCATGGCCAAGAGGGGAAAACACTGGCATAAGGTGATCGAACGGTCTGTTGCTTACAACAAGACTCTTCAGAAGCGTTTAGATGAACTTTCCTTAGGAGAGCAGATCTTTGCGCGGTATGAACAGAATTGGAGTAGACACAGAAAATTCGATACCCTGAGACAAGGTTAGTCTTAGCGGATCTTCTTCACATACTGTGAGGAGCCTCCGTGAAATGCGGGCTGAAATCCTTAACTTTCCGACGTAGCACACGAATCAGTCGTTAACTGATAGGCGTGTTCCATGGGAGTTGTCTTGAACTTAACCCGGGTCATTCCCGG